CTCCGTGATGCTTCACTACTTCGGTCAGAAATTCTGCCGTGAGGTTGGCTCCGTTTACGCCACCCTCAATGTTGTTGAGGTTCTGCTCATCCACAGGCGTACCTTCCTGTATCCCCTCAACTTCGTCCTGCCACATCGTAGGCTCATAGAAGCCTGCTCCGTTGGTGTCGAGGTACGGTTGATTTCTACCATTCATTAGGTTTCATCCTCCTTTTCATAGATTGGGAACTCAAACTTTGTCAGAACGCCTTGGTTGGCAGCACGGACAATCTCGGTTGCTTGATACCCTGCCTGTTTTCCTGTGACATCAATAATTCTCACAGCCTTAATGGTCTGCGAGCCGCTCGATGTTCTCGGGAAACTGACGATGATTTCAACCTTGTTGCCAGTCACTCTTTTGGTATTGATTGTCGCATCGTACCAAGTGCCGTTGACAAGGTACTGAAACTTTACCAAAGCATTGAGCCACTGCTTTCTTCGGTCATTCATAAAATCTGTACTCCAAAATGACATCGTTTTTACCTCCTTCTGATTTATTTTCCACAAGCCTTAGTTCCGCACCGTTTGATAGTTGCGGCGGATACAATGACTTTGCCGCTGACCTCGGAGCCGTTGGATACCGATGTCTGAACGACAGGTTCGGTTCCTTCTCCCGAGATAATGGTTCCGCTCTTCGGTGCGTTGGATACTCCCATCGTTGCATTGCTCTGAATGTTTATATCCTCCGAAAGCTGAACCTTTGCAGGCATCATCATCTTTCCTCCACCACTCGTAACAACTCCGGATAATGGCAGAACCGTAGTCGTGTTGGTAAAGGTCTTTCCTACCTCCGTGCTTTCTCCGATGAATACACCGTTGACAGCCTTGGCAGGATAAACGCCGGACACCGACTGACCTGCTACCAAGACATCCACGATTTCGTAATCTGAATTGATGATAATTTCTACATCATCCGTGAAGATTTCTCCTGTCGTGGAATTATACAATTTGCCACCTATCCGGATTGTGCCGGACAGGGTTGTGTCAAATACGTTTGTGATTGCGTTCATATCGAGATTAGTCTCGACATACATGATGTTTCCAAGTGTGCCGGGTCTCGGCTTTGTGCCGCACTTGAATGTTCCACAAATCAAAAGGTCGTAGGTTGCACATATCCATCGGACAAGTGTTTCTACGACCACCTTAATCTGATATTCAAATTCAATGCGAACTCCCGCAGGTTTTACCATTGGAACTTCGCCCACCCTTACGACCTCTCCTCCCGGCTTGAGGAACGGCATTGTCAGAATGATTGTTGCAGGCATATCCGGGTCCTCAATGTAATAAATCGGGGATACATCCCATAGCAATGCGAGACCATCCATTAAGTCGTAATAGGTACATTCATTGGTATTTACCAAATTCTTATACCGCAGGAACTGTCTGTATCTTTCATCGGAAATAACAGGGTCCTCAACATTGATACCTGCCAGTATTCCGGCTTCTTTTCTGCTGAGTGGAATAATGGTGCCTACCATATCCAAATTCTGTCCTGTGGCTGTATCGAGGTCTGTGAGGTTCTTTAAGTCATCGAATACATCTTCTATCTCCTGCAACTGTTTGGAGAACGCTCGTATCAGAGCCTCGATATTTTTCTTCTCGAGAAACTGCTGAGGCAAATCGTTCAGCCAACTATCAACTATCTTCACTGAACGACACCTCAATTCTCTTCTCGTCAATCAGCACCTTTTGGCGAGATGTGACGATGATGTTTTTCTGCTTGTAATCTGATGCTTCCGGAACATAGGTACTTGAGGTTCCGTATGCGGTATAGATTTCAACATAAGTCAGTCCTGCGACAGCATCGTAAATGCCATCGTTGAGCAACTGAGTGAGGAGATTGGTTCCTGCCACAAACTCTGCTCCGTCTGAAATCAAAGCCTGTATGGTAAGAGAAGCATAATTAGTCGGCAACTGCGACTTATCTCCGTGCAGCACAACCTTGAGCCATGTGTACAGATAGTCCGGTCTATTGAATCGAACAGGGATTGTGTCTCCGTACACTCCGGGAACGCCGACTTCTATACTTCCGTACGTCTGAATGCCGCCCGCCTTTCTTCGGAGAATAGCCTGTGCGATTTCGCTGTTGTCTCCTCCCTCAACGATAATCTCGATACTGTGAGGTGGAAGTCCTCTGCTGTCTACATAGTCTGTGTCGTTTTCATATCCGGATGCGGATTCTACATTCTCGATGTTGTTCAGCAGTTCTCCCACAATGGACTCAATCATCGTATTGGACCTCAATGCCGACTTCGCAATGTAAGACTGTCTCAGTTCGATGTCTGATTCTCTCTTTCTGCCGTATGTTGGTTCGAGCAAATTCGTCACGGCATTGAATCCGGTAATGTTGTTTACCATCTTCGTGACTATGCCATATGGGAGAGTAATTTTTCCATAATCTTCCGTAAGGAACGATGCGATAACTGTGACGCTCGATGTCGTGAGGTTATCTGACAGTATGAGAACATTGCTCCTGCTCAATGTCTTATCCTCAATCGCAAGCGTATTATCAGTCGTTGTGACCGTATATCCGTCATCCTTAATCACTCCGGCAAGTCCTTCGATGATGCTGCTCTCGATTCCATCCGTGCTTGAGTATGAGAACTGATTTCCATTCACGGTAACAGAATAGACACCGACCTCAGCCGATGCCACCTTGATGCTAACCTTGTTGAAAGCCTCTCTCGTAATTTCAAACTCGTCTGCACTTTTCAGCCTTACTTCCGGATTTGTATTCGTAGCAACGATTGCCTCCTCACGAACATAGGTTCCATCGTCTCCGGTGCAGTGTAGCATATAGGCAGTATTCTTATTCGCTGCTCTGCGGATACCTCCGTACTGGACTGCATTGTCGAGGTTGAGACCTGTTGCCGTTGCAGGATACTTCGCATAGTAGTTGTTCTGTGCAGTTTCCCATAACTCCGAAATCTGATTGGAGAATGTCGTGATGAGCGTATCGAGGAATGACGGTTTCGTCAGTCTCGTATCAAAACCAAAATCAGCCGACAGGTCTGTATGGATTTCCTCCATAATCGTGTCGAGTCTCTTGATGTTGAACCCTTTATCAGTTACTCCGTATTCTGCCATCTATTTCCACCTCCTCTCTGATAACTTCGTTATCAACATAGGCAGTGAACATTATCTTTCCCTGCCTTGTCTTTCTGTCATATTCAACCGTAACGTCCTTAACATCTGTTACTTCTGTGACATCAAATATTTTTTCCCGGACTGCCATCTCAAAACTGTCAGTGTCCGGGTTCTTGATGAAAAGTTCATCTCTGTACGGCAGACCTTCCTCTTCATCCCATCTCCATTCTCCGAGCCACCACTTGAGCCGTATCTTAATCTTCTGTGCAACGGACTCTGTAAGGGAGATGTCTCCTTTCTCCGAGAGGAATAAATCTCCGTCTGCGGATAGTAAAATATCCATAAAGCACCTCCTCTTGTATGGACTTCGTTATTTGCTTATTTCTGCCTTTCAGCCTTGTTTATGGAGAATTTGTTGTCCTTTGCAAAAGAAACGAATCCTGTGGCTGTCACGGCTTTATATGCTATGTTATTTAGGTTTTTGGGTATCTCCTCCGGTGCTATCGACATGGATATGGTTCTTGAGTGATACTGAACCCGCCTTGATGTCTCCTGTGACCGTCAGACTGCCGTCTATATGTACTCCGCCGTCATCCAGTTCCATAACTGTCGAGCCTGTATCAATCGTGCAACCTCCATCATTTACCATGATTTCTGCTCCTCCGGCTTTGATGATGACCGCATTTCCGCTTGACGCTCTTATCATCGGTTCGTAACTCTTCTCGAGCAAGCCGGGGATAACCATTGCACTCGACAGGTCGAACTTCAATGAGCCGAGTGACTCAGAACCCGTTCTCCAAGCGTCCAGTTCCACCTCAGATACGAGAATGATGCAACTATCGCCTTTTTTCACAGGGAACGCTATTCCTACTCCCGAACTTTGGCAGAACGGAAAAATGACCGGAGCCTCAGTTATCGTAGGATAGTCAAGTTTCACTCCATCGGATGTAACATATTTTCCGATAGGCTTTACCGTTGCCATCCCGCCATCAAACGAGATTATTTCTCCCGGGAGTGCAGTATGGATTTCATTCACAACCGCTTTCGCAGTTTTCTCAATCTCTGCTGTGACTTCCTGTAACATATCTGCCTCCTATGCTTTGGCGAGGTCTGACATCTTCACTGCCGCAGTTACGGTAGAACCGATTCCGATAACAACTCGGTCTCCCTTGACCTGTATCACATCGTAAACAGAGTACCAACATACGAACATTCCACCCGAATACTGATACCCTCTCGTCCTACTGCCCTGTTTGACAGTTCTGATGACCTTGACCTTATCGCCTTTCTTGATGTTTCTCGATGAACCTCCACTACTCCCGGATGACTTGGACTTGCTGCCGCTATCTGCCTTTTTGTCAAGTTTCGGAGCGTCTGCAATTTTCAGCAACTGTGCTGTGCATACCCAGTCTCCGGACATATTGTCTCCGTCCATCGTGACCTTATGAACTAAAAAGTACCCGCTTGCGGTGTCGCTGCTGAGTCTGACAATATCATTAACTCCTATCGCACCGTTGAGCAGGTACTCAACTTCCCATCCGGTCTTTGACTCATCACCCGAGCCGATTGTGATTCTTTTCGGGATGTTTATGAGTCCAGTATCGGACGAAAGCAAATAACCCTGTGTCGCAATGGAGCGACCGGGCCATGTAACATGAATGACTTGGTTCTGTATTGACCAACTCTGTCCGCAGTAGTTCGCAATCTTCTGTAATGCGTTCTTTGCCTTTCCGACATAGGAAAAACCATTCGGGATAGTTCTGAACCATAAATCCGGAGCGAACTTAATGGATAACCCCATAGCGGCGGCTATCTTCTTGTAGACCGTTTTGCCGTTGACCTTGCCATTGATTGACACCTTAATATTCGTGTCTCTGAGTTCTACGAGACCATCTACGACTGTGAGTTCCGTAAGTCTGTCTGCGTTATCGAGAGTCGTGATTGCTGAGGATACATTGCCTACCAGTATCAGAGACCTGTTATTTCCATATCCTGCCTTGAGCTCTACAATGCAGTCTTTGGATTCCAGTATGCTCAGATTCTGTTTTGACAGGTTCCATATCTGAACTTTTGCGTCATTCGGGCTTTCCTCGCTCGACTTCTCTACCGAAAACGAAACATGGAGGCAGTCCTCCGTGATGCTGTTCACATTTCCAATTTCAAATCCTTTCGTTCCCATCTTCCCTGCTCGCAGGGTGTAGGTTCTCATCCAGTTTTCGTTTGCCATATCAATCATCATCCTCCAATTCAATCGCAGGTATGTAGACAAACTCCGCTGTCACATCCTTGAAAGCGTTTCTACCGACAGTATCGAGGGATGAGATACATCCGAAGATGCCTTTCGGAATATCGCTTTCTGTGTAGAAATGGAATATCGGAAAATTCGGAACTATCCTCGTCTGAGAAATGATAGGTTCCATATTCTCGTCATACAGACCAAAACTCCAATAATCATACTTTTCGTTGTAGGTAAATCTCAACCCATATTCAACACCATCTATGGAGAGTGTCGAAACACTATCATTCATATCCGGTACTGTGATATAAAGCATTTCAACACCTCCTAAATCAGACCGAGACCGCTCGCTGCTCCGTACAGGATTGAAGCGGATTTCTTTGAATTACTTTTCGACTTTGAGGAGCTGCCGCTACCGCCCGAACCGCCCGATGAGCCGGAAGAACTACTTGACGATGCGGTTGATGATGCAGATGTCTTGGATGTCGATGCCTTTCCCGCTTTTGCCATTGTCTCCCCGGCTTTCAGTACATAATGCGGTATGTTTACAGTTTTCCTCTTTGTCACTCTGACTTTCTTTGCAGAAATGGAAATCTCACGAGCGTATCCTGTGTCCGTAGACTTCTTGATACTAATGCTCGTGATACCCATATTCGTATATATCGTGTCAGAGGTTACTATCTTTGTGAGTTGCTTATCGAACCATTTCCGCTGAATCATATCGCAGATTTGGTTTACTCTGTCGTTGGATGTACCATGACGATACAACCATGTGACAGGAGTATTTGTCAGATATAATGTCATTGACATCGAGAGTGGGTCATTGATAATCGTATCTGACACCGGAAATCCCTTTTCAACCGGGTACTCCGGAATAGTGGAGGTCATATTCTTAGTCTCGTCTATGAGAGCGTCAAACTCAATCCCCCACACTGAAACAGGTTGCATTTTTCTTGCCATATAACCTACCCCCTTGCATAGGCAAGTCCTCTTGCCATTTGTGTTGTCGCATCTACGGCTGACTTATTCATTGCCTTAGATACATTTTTCTGAGTTTCTGTACTTCCTCCGGAATAACTGTTGTTGATGTTGACATTCTGTGTCATGTTGGAGGTCGTATTATTTACTTGACTGCTTGCAGCCGTTGCCGCAGATGCCGTTGCTCCCTGCATCAATGTCTTGATGCCGCTAGCTACGCCTTTGACCTTATTGAGAACAGTATCCTCACTTGCTGAAATACCGTCCGCCAGTCCGCCCATGAAGTCGGGCATCCACGACTGGTAGTCTGTCAGAGGTCCTTCATCCGGTACGGAGAAGTGCAGGAACGACTTAATCTTATCAGCCACTCCCTTAACTGCATCGGTAACTTTTCCGATGGCTCCCTTGATACCGCTGACAATTCCATCTATGATGTCAGAACCCCATTTCAGTGCTTGGCTTGGCAGTCCTTTTATCCAGTCTATCGCTGCTGTCAGTCCGTTCACAATGGCATTTTTGATGTTGCCAACAAATCCGGTAACTCCCGATACCATATTACTGAACGTACTCGAGACAAACGATGCGATGCCGCTGAATATATTGCTGAAGAACGATGATATAGCCGACAGCACCGATGATACGACACTGTATATGCCATTTATCGCTCCGGAGATAACTCCTGTGATTGTGGACCAAATGCCGCTTATAAACGATACGATACCATTCCATATCCCTTGGAAGAAATTGCAAATAGCAGTCCAAATTGCGTTCCATAACGATTGCAGGATACCTAAGCCTATCGTTAATACGGTTGAAATCGTGTTCCATGCTTGTTGCAGAATCGCCGTAATCATATCCCAAATTCCGGAAAATACCTGCTTGATAGCTTCCCATGCTCCCGACCAGTTTCCTGTAAACACTGAACTTATAAAATTGGCAACTCCTTCGAGTACCGTTAGAAATCCATTGAGGAATTGTCCGAGGTTATCCCATAGTCCTTTGAACCATGCGAGTATCTCAGAACCCCAACTGTTCCAAAATGCCTGTATCCATTTGAATACAGTTTCGATAACCGTGGCTACCGCATTAAATATTGCATTCGCCACAGTGAATAAAGCATCCCATATAGATGACAGTGTATCAAGGATAGCCTGC